TGGAAGGCTTGGATTTCTTCAGCGTCTGTGGTGATACCGATTTTTACAGTATCTAGGTAGTTGCGCAATTTACCGTAGGCTTTTGGTGTCAAAGACAATTTAATCATCTCGCGGTCAACGCCGTCGACGTACTCGTTCTTTGTCGTTTCGATTGCTTGAATAAGAGCCTCTACCTTGTCCTGGATTGTTGGCTCTGCGGTTACGACTACTTCTGAGCCTTCTGTTTCGGCAACGCTGAAGAATTTAGCGTCAGTTTCTGAGATAACAGTCTGCGCGTGGTTCTTCTTTCGGCTGTCGATAATGCCAGGAATACCACGTAGTTTGATGTCCTTCTGAGCGATTTCTTCGACAATTTCGCGGTCTGTGTCGATTTGGACGAAGACCTTGCCCTTGTTGTTCAAAGCGTCGCCTTTAGCTGCTCCGCGAGCTGTGCCGTAGTCTTTGCCCTTTGAGTTAATGAAGCGGTTGGCTTCTACGCTACCTGTTGTTGGGTCGCCTGACAAGTCCTTGTTCTTAAAACGTGCGGCTAGAGAGCCTTTCTGGATTGACTCGATAACGTAGCCGTAAGCAACAGCCAGCTTGTCTTTGTCTGTGTTGCTCAAAATGCTTTTAGCGTCCTGTGCCATTTTATAATCTCCTAATTGTTTAGATGACGGTTACTTCACCGTATTTTTGAGCGCTCTGTGCGCTGTCCTGTGGAGCTTTCGGGGTGCTTCCTTTCAGTCGCTCTGCTACTGCGGCTTCGACAGCTTTTCCAAACTGCTTTTCCAAAGTCGCGATATTCTGCTCCTGCTTTTCAACGTCTGCGTCTACTACCAATTCTGCCAGCTCGTGGGATATGCCTTTCTCAATAAGCACGTTCTTCGCGTTAAAGAGGTTTTCTCTCAACGTGATTTGTCGCTCTTTCTCGGCTAGCTCGCGTTCCGATTGCGCACGTCGCTCGGCTTCGCGCTCCTCTTCGCTAAGCTTGGCTTGGCGGTCGTACTCGGCTATGCGTCGGTCGAGTTCCTTGTCGTACTTCTTGCGCTCTCGGGCTAAGCGACTCTCTACCGTTCTGTCTACGTCTTCTTGTGTAAACAGGTGGTTGTCTGTCTGCTTCTCCTCTTGCGTGGCGTTGTCTACTGCTTGCGCTTCGTTGTTTTCGGCGTTGTCGTTTTTCACCTTAATCTCCTTTTCCGTTTTTAGCTCGTCAGCTTTTCTTAAAGGTTGCCGTTTCAGTTCCGTCGAACAAGCTCGGCTTTAGTCCTGCTTGCTTAAATTGTAACATATTTTAGAATAAACTCTCATATGCTTTTATTTCGGCGTCGATTTTCAAAAACGGCGCGTTTATTTCCTCGTCGTCTGAGAATTGCTCGAAGTAAATATTCCGCAGGCGTCCTGTGTTCTTGTCTACCACCAGATAGTGTGGGCGTTTCAGCTTTGTTTCCTCGTCTTTCGGCGCGTAAACGATATAACCCTTCATCTCGCCCACGTTTTCGTAGCCCTTGCCTACCAGTAGCTCGGCTCTGCTTGCTGTTATGCTCATCTCTTCGCTCCTTTCTTCGGTTGCGGTTGTGCTTTGCCTGATTTTCTCACGACGTACGGAAGCATTTCCGTGTCTATTTTCGCGTTGTCAATTCTCATAAAACCCCACCTGGTCATTTTGTTTTTATATGGCGGAGTGTCGAAGCTCTCGCCGTTCTGCGGGTCGATAAACCTCAGCCCGTCTGGATTGCCTGCCGTGGATTTCACGCGCTCGGCTACTAGCGTATATCCTGAGCGTCCGTTGCGAGCGTAGAAGAACACCTGAAGCCTTGCGCCTACTGGCAATTCTTTCGTGTGGCTTACCATTTCGGGATACTCTGACTTGTATAATCTGCCGTCTATTTTCTTCCACCCCAAAAAGTCGACCTCCTTCTTCCAGAGCCACTCCATTTCGCGTATGGTTCCGCTAAACTCGCGCCGTAGCTTCGGGGTGTTTGGCAAAGCCTCCACGTCATAACCGCGGCGTCTTAATTCGTATGCGGGGACGCACCTCTGGCAGTTGTTCTTGTAGCCTCCACCCTCGTCATAGCGTGGATTTGCCTGGATAGCCTCCTCTAGCTCCATTGGCTCGCCCTGCGCTCCTATAACGTCGTTCATTGCGTAGGCGATTGGTGGCGCTGTTGGTTTTGCGCTTATTGTTTCCTCGCCTCGTCCGCTCTGCCAATCGTCGAAGCTCCTATACTTCTGCACTTCGCTCGGTGCTGTGTCGGCGTCTTCGCGGTCTTCCAGGCGTGAGCGTCTTAGGCTTGGCTCTGCGTCGTCGCCTAAGTAAGCCCTAATCTTCGAGCGGCAGTTTGGGTGCATTGGTGGGCAGTTTACGCCTACCTCGCGCTCTGATAGCTTGAAGCGCTTGTCGTCCAGTGAGCCACATATTTCGCTGGTGCGCGTGTCCAGCGTTGCCATAAAGACATACTCAGTTATTCCTAACTCCTCGTATAGCCTGGCTTCGGCTTCGTTCTCGAAGTAGGTGGTTTCGGTGCGTATGAGCCTCATTGCCTCGTATGCGCCTACGTCGAAGCGCTGGCGTACCTCTCGGGCGAGGTATTGCGGCGATTTGCCAGCCAGAAGCCCTGCGGCGGTGCGTTGGCTCAAGTCCTGCGCTAGCCTGTTTGTATTGCTCCAGATGTTCTGGCTGTAGTTTGCGCCGTTCCACTGCTCGGCAAGCATTCGGTTTAATCGCCTTGTGTTTATCTGTGTAAACTGTGCGCGGCGTCCTGTCGTTTGCTCGAGGTCGTAGGCGGTTCTCAGATAGCTTCGCTTGATTGTTTCGGCGTGCGCTTTCGTGGAGAGTTCTATGCGTGGCTTCGTGATTGACATAGCCTCCGCGTAGATGTTGTGCTTAAACTCCTCTAGTCGTGTTATTCGCGCTTTGTAGTTTTCCTTGATGTATTGACGGCTTAGCTTGCCCTCGGCGGTTTTCCAGAAGCGGTCGGTTTCGCCTCGGCTTAGCAATTCTTTAAGCTGACCGACGTCTATGCCTGTCTTGTCGCTGTATTTCTGATAGGTTCGCTCGATGTCGCGCTGGACAATCTTCGCCGCGTCTGAGTAGATTTTCGCAACGTTCACCGACTGCCTGTCGATGTGTCGGCTTATGTCTGCGCCGCGTCTTTCGGTGCGCTGTTGCCAGTATTCCGCGGACTTCACGCGCTTACTCCTCGGCTACTTCTGGCTTTGGTTCTGCTGGTTTTGCTGGCTCGATTGGCTCGATTTCTTCGAGGTTGCTGATGTCGTCGGCGTTGCTTGCTTGCTCGTCTTCTTTCTCGGCTTTCAATCGCTCGATGACTTCGCTTGCGTCGCGGACGAAGGACAGCTGGCTTATTAGCGTTTCGTCGTCGACGTGGTCTGTCAGGTTGTTTATCATCTGGCTTGCTTCTAGGTCGTTTGCTGGCAGGCTTCGCGTAAACTTCGCGTCAACGTCGCGTGCGGTGATTGGCTCGGTGTTGTTCTTGACTTTCAGGAAGCTGGCGTAGATTGCCATACGTTCCATTAGTCCGCGCTCAAAGTAGCGCTCCTTGGTTTTGATGTTCTGCTCCATTGCCAAAAGCTTATACTTCAGGGCTACCCCTGAAGAGTTGCCTGCAAAGTTCTCGTCTGACATATTAGGTGTCTTGCTTATTTTGTGGATGTCTTTCTCAATCGATGTGCGAAGCGTTTCGGCGTCTGACTCGTTTAATTGCTTGACGATGTATTCAATCTTTGCGTCTTTCGGTATTGATGAGATGACGCGGTTATCTCTCAAGTCCTGCACTTGCTGTGCGGTCAGGGATACGCCGTAGAGCGCGAGGATTGCGTCGACCAGTTGCGCCTTGTCGTTCACTCGGTCGCTCTGCAATATGTTGTAGACGTCAATCAATCCGATGACGCCCTCGAAGTCGCCCGTGCGCGCTGGGTTATTTCGGTACTCGACCACTGGCACGTCGCCCATTGCGTGCGCGTGCTTTGGTTTTACCTCTGTTAATTTCTTAGGCTCGGCTTCGGTTGTGTATTCGGCTACGTATTCTTTGTCTGCGATATAAACCGTATAGCTCTTAATGGTTCCGTTGTCGTCTGTCTGCGGTATGTAGATAATCGCGCCGATTTTCGACTGCTTGACGGTGTTGTCGCGCACTAGCACGACGTTGCGCGGGTCATAGTGGGCGCTGAATATCGTACTGTCTTCGTCTGTGTAGATGTACTCGTAGGCGTAGCCGTAAATGGACACGTCGCGGGCTATCTCGCTGTCTAGGTCTGCGATGACTTGGCGGTCGTATTCGTCCATAATTGGCTCGATGTTCACACCCTCGCTTGTTTCATAATCCACGGGGCTTCCCAAAAAGTAGCCGACATTGACGTCGGTGATGTAGCTCGCGTGGTTCACTACTACCTTGTTGTTCACGCCTGATTGGGTTTGACGGCTGTTTATGTTGTGGTCGCCGAAGTAGTAATTCTCTAATTTGTCGAGGCGCGCTTTTAATTTCGTGTTGTAGGCTATCGCGGCTTTGACTACGTCGACGCTGTGCAGGTCGGTGTCTGGTGCTTGTGTAAATGGCTTAAAGGCTTTACTCATTTTTTGCGGTGTTTCCTTTCCTTAGAATAATCCGCGGCGACGGCTGATGTTGGCGCCGTTCGTCAGTATGTCTTTATTATACAGTACAGGTGGTGATTGCGCGGTGATATGCTCGTAAATGCTGGCGAGAACGTCGGGCGCGTCGTCGTGTACGTTCTTGCCTTTGCTCTGGTAGCTGACAACGTTGGTGTGGAAAGCCCGCCAGCGACTGCTCCACGATTCAGGCATATAAACGTGCTTCTGTACCCAGGCGCTTGATGAAAGAATACGCGCCTCCTTATTCTTGCTCTGCGGCACTGCTTCTATGACGGTCTTGTTGCTTTGGTATTTCTCGCTCAGTCTGCGCTCGATGTTCTTACTATAAAGCCGTCCTCCGTTGTTGCTTTCGAAGGTGGCGTTCGTTACGTTGTTGCGATATAAGCAATCCGCGACCTCGGTTTCGGTCGTGTCCATATTCTCATCCGTAAAGACGACGTCAAGCACGTACGCCTCGTTGTCGATGATTTTATAGACAATCATACAGAGATAGTCGCTTCCTGTGTCTGCGGTGTCGCAATAAGCCCAAACGCGTTCGTCGTCTGTCTGCGGCATAATCGCGTAGGTGTTCAGGCTCTTGTATAGCACGCCCTTGACATCCATTGGCTCACCGAGGTAGTTCGCGGCGGCTATGGCTGGAAGCATTTCCTGTGTTTTTAGGTCGTAGTCCTCCCGCGATAAAATGCTCGGACAAAGCATAGTTCCGTCTTCTTTGATTGCTTTCAGGTTCAGCTCCAGCACCTTGTCCTCGCCGTAGGAAGATTTAATCCTTCCCGCGATGTCGCCCGTTGCCCAGCGCGTCATAATGACGATAACGCGCCAGTCGCCCTCCATTCGCTGGAGCATTGTGCTTGTAAACCAGTCCCAGATTTGCTGTAGTGTTCGCTCGTTCAGCGCTTCTTCTGCGCTCTTAATCGTGTCGTCAAGCACGAGCAGGTTCGCGCCGAAGCCCGTAGCGGTTCCTTTCGGGCTGGTTGCCAGGTACGATTTGCCGTAGCTTCCCTTCAAAGCCCAGAGCGCTTTGCTACTTTCTCCTGATTGGAGCGTGGTGTATGGAAAGATGTCGCTATATACAACTGTTTGGTCTTCTACCTTTTGGCTGGCTATCGTATTCCTCACGCTTTCGGCGAAGGTTGTAGAGAGCGTTTCGTTGTAGCTCCCTGTCATAACTTTGAGCAGGTGGTTCTTGCCAAAGACCCACTCCACCGCGGTCTGTCCTGTGAGGCTCTTTCCGTGGCGTGGTGGTGCGTCGAGTAGTAAAAATTGATAGCCGTGGTCTTCGGTTAAGAAGTACTGCAATATGTCGCACATTTGCTTCAGGTGCGGGCGGTCGCTTCGATAAAATGACGGGCGCATAGCCTTTGCATAGGCGTACAGGTTATACGGCGCTAGCTTTACGAGCGCTTGCTTCTGTAACTCTCGGCGTATTTCCCGCGCCTGTTCCTGCGTGATGTGCTCCATATGATATATTTTTAGCCGTTTTTTCGGCTCGGTTTTCATTTTCCCGGACTTTTCGTTGTCTTTTTGTTCGTGAAAATATCGCGAGGCGGGTTTTTAGTCCTCGTCTACGTCGTTAAATGCAATCTGTGCGAGTTCTTCGTTTGTCAGGTTCAGGCTTTCGATTGATGAGGTCGTTATGCTTGTATTCACAAACTGTGGAGCCTTGCCCTCTGTGCGGTCTGTGATTTCCTGGGTGGTGTTCAAGCCGATTTTACCGCCCTTGCGTGCGTCTGTAATTCTAGCAAAGGCGATTTCCTGCGCGACCGTTCTCTCGTCCTCTGGTACCTTTGATAGCCAGCGGCGAGCCTGTGCGGTGGTCATTTTCATAAAGTATTTATACCAGTAAGATATCATATTTTTGTTAGTCCAGCCGCCCGCGCTTCGGTTCTGTGGATTTACTGCCAGTCCTGCGGGGACGCCTGTTCCTTTTATGAAGCGTCCGTGCTTGTCCCGCTTCAATTGTTGTGAGGTGTCAACAGTTACGGTTTCCCTCTTAAGCTCCTCAAACCGTTGCTCATCGCCAGCCAGTTTATGCTCAATCATAACCGCGTCGCGTCGTCGTTTCGCGTTCTGTGCTTCTTTGCTTGTCGGGGTTGGTGTCCAGTCCTTGGTTGGAGCTGTCGGTTCTTTTACCTCTGTTTGCGTATTCTCTGTCATATCTGCATTATATCAAAAAGCCCCGAGAGTTGTTATTCTCGGAGCCTTCTGTTTTTCAGGTGCCTGTTTGATTGTCGTTTATTTAGTGCTTGCTTTCTTGCTTGGTTTGCCGTCTGCTTCCGCGGTTTTCTTTGTGCGTGGTTTGCGTGTCTTTGGTGCGGTCTTCTTTTCTGCGTCTTTGGCTTTGGCTGCTCTGGCTGCTTCGGCTTTACCTATCAGTTCCTCGCGTTCTTTCTCCTCTAGTCGCTTGCCTACAAAGATAGCCAGCTTGGCTCCTTCGACTGGTGCGCTTTCGTAGCTCATAATCTCCTTGATTGTTCTTACTTCGATAATCAGACCGAAGATGAGGATTATGACGCTTAATATGTCAAAGCCTTTAATTATTACCTGCGCTAAGACCGCACTCAGGCTGATTGTTAATGCGATAGCCAGGTAAAAGAAAGCCTCAGCTTTTCTGACTGCGCGGTCAATCACCTCGTCAGACTCGTCCTTCAGTTCGTGTACGTGGATTTGTATAGACATTTCTTTTAGTTCTTTCTCAGATTTCATAGTTTAGGTTCTCATCTTCTTTAATTTGTTGCTCGATTGTTTGCGTGGTGGTGTGGTTTTCCATTTGGCGAAGTCGTTCGTATCCGCGCCAGATGAGTTCCGCGGCTTCGAAGAAGGCGGTCTTGTCTGCTTCTGATAGCTCGGCGATGTAGTTCAGTGCTTGCTGTCGCTCGTCGATTTCGTCTATGGTTGCGTTGTAGTCGTAGTCTACGGTCTTGTGCTTATTGTTAAACATTCTCTCTTGCCTCCTCCTATAAATGAAAGTAG